ATCTTGTGTATTTCTACCAGATACTTTTTCTTCAGGTCGTCCTAAAGGTTTTTTCTCATCAGTATTATATCCTTTAGGTACATTGTTAGGTTGAGAGTACATTCTTTCTTTTCCATACAATGTAGCTAAATCATGTGGAGTACCATAAGATTTACCTGTTTCTAAGGGATCATTTCCTTCATTTTCAATTTGAGTTATTCTAAATTTACGTTTAGAATCTTCTCTAATTAGATCTCTATATTCATCATATTGATCTTCACTCATATGGAAAAGATGATCATAAATAAAATCAGTTGGAAATAACTTTTGTTCCATCATTTGAACAGCTAAGTCCATTTTTTCTTTCATTAATGCTACTCTTTCTTGATCATATATAATTGATGGAGTAGTTAATGAAAGTGTAAAATTTGATAAGTTTTCATCTCTATACCCTTGTGAATATAAATGAACTAAAGCAATTTTATTAAGTTCAGAAACAATTATTCTTTGAATACGTTCAATAGTACGAGCAAATCTAATATCTTCAGCAGCTAATGTTGCTTTACCTGTTAAATCTTTCTCATATCCTAAAAATGCTTTTGGAACTTTAAGTGCTGCAAATAATTTATCTCTTAAATATTCAACATCTTGGATTCCATCATATTGTAAACCTCCTATGGTATCTATAGAGGTAGCTTGATCATTACCACGAACAGGAACGTAGAAATCTTCAAGCAAATTTTGCATATTATATTTTAGATTATAGTCTCCAGTATTTTGATCAATGTATGGAGTACGTTTCATTTTAGAGATTGTTTTCTGCATAAAGTTTTCTACTTCAGCAGGAGCAATATTACCAACATTAATTTTAAATACACGTTTTTCAGGTGCACGTACAATTCTATGGATTAACATAGCATCCTCCATTAATGTATATTGTTTAAATAATTTACGAGCAGGTTCTAAATAACTTCTTCCGTAAGGTAAAAAGTTTGTATCTGTTAATAAGCGGAAATGAGCTATTTCGTAATTATCAAATAATAAAGAATTCGCCTGAGAATTATTGCCTGGTACATCGTAGTAACCATAACTTGAGGCGGATACACCTTCAGGGTCGAATCTAAATCTTATAGAAGATGGGTTTTCTTTATCATATCCTTCTTGCCTTTCAATATGGTAAGCAGTATAAGGAATAACATTATATACTCCGAATTTTTCAGCAATTTCTAATTTTAAAAAGAAATCCCCATATTTACACATATTACGAATCCAAGGCCATAAATTAAATTCTATATTTAAAACATCATAAAATAAGTTATATAGAATTTTTTGAACATCTTCATCAGAGGAACGAATAGATAATACCTCTCCCATATCATTTTTTAATGTGCTTTCATCAGCAATAATATCAAGAGCAGAGGCAATAATAGCATCTGTATCCATTGCATCATATTCTGAGTAGAGTTGAGGGCGTAGGGTTTGGTAATTAAAGGAGTTTTGATAGCCGTATAGTGAAGTACTAGAATTAGTATATATACGATTATATCTATCTATTAAAGAATTAGTTTGAAATTCTCCAGACTGTTGAATAGTATTTATATCTAATACTTTTAATTGCCCCCCACCTGTGTTTCTAATGATAACATCAGTAGAAAATAATCGTTGTAGTCGTGAAAATAAGCCTTTATCTGCCATTTAAATAAGTTATATAATTATAAATATTAGAGTAACCACCGGATGTCCTCTTTTCCGTTAGAATATGGATTATCCATACTCCAAGGATTTTCTTGGTTGGTTGGTGAATATCCACCATAATATGGAGTGTTAGTGGAAGTTGTACCGTTTAACATACTTTTATACATATCTTCTCCATATTTATTAAATTGTAGAGCAGTTGATCTAACATATTGCCCCATCGAAAAAGACATAACTAAATCATCATTATATCCTGATTGGGCTTCTGCTCTACCATTTTTCCAAATAAATGTTTTCATTTCAGATAATAATCTTTTTGATTGGAAAATTACCCCTTTATCAGCAATTGATTCTTGGAATTTATTTATACAAATAGGTCTAGTTTTAGAATTCATTGTAAATCCTGGGGTCATTCTTGATTTATCTGAATATTCATTAAAGTATGAATCTGCTTTAATTTCTCCACTTTTAGGTGAATGATATAAATTTGAGTATCCTCTTTCAAGGATAGTTTGAATTGTTGACCACCCAATATTAGCATTTTCTACTACTAACAAAGCGTTATTATATTCAGTTGCTATACCCACTAATAAATGTCCATATTCTTGTGTACCAATTTGTCCTTTATATTCTCCAACTTGTGTATTATTTTCAACATCCATTATATGGAACCCAGAAAAATCTTTACTATCACCTCTAGCTACATCTGCTAATACCATATATTGTCTTGAATAATCTGCCGGTTCCCATATCCATAAGTTACGATCTACTCCTCGTTTCTCCAAGGGATCTTTAACATATGTTTTTTCATAGAATTCCATAAATTCACTATAAAAAACAGTATCCCCAGAAGTATTAAAATCGCAGTCACATTCTTGAGCTGCTAATCTAGGATCTCCAAGTAAAATATCTTGTTTATCTCTCCAAGTTTGATCTCTTTCAGGATGAACATACCATGGTAATTTAATTGGAAGAAATTCACTATCCAAGGAATTTTCAGCAGATTCCCACATTTGGTGAAACCAATTACCTGTTCCATATGGAGTTGATAATATAATGGCACCACCACCGGTTGCTAAAGTTTGTTGTGCAGATGTCCACGTTTCGGCTATATTTTCAATAAAAGCTGCCTCATCTACTATTAGTAAAGATACTGCTTCTGATCTTGCAGCATCTGGGCTTGATGATTTAGCTTGGATTTTAGATCCGTTTTTTAGTTTTAAAGATAATTTATTATTTTCTTCATGTCCTATTTTTAACCAGGATGGAAGATTTTCATACATAAATTGAACTTTAGAAACTAAGTTCCGAGCAGTAGCTTGAGTTGTAGCTAAGGCTAATATGTTTTTATTTTCATAAAAAACCATTAACCATAAGGCATAACCTGAAGATAGAGTTGAGAGTCCTAATTGTCTTGATTTTAAAACTACATTATAAGGATTTTCTTGAAACAGTTTTAAAACTTTTTCTTGAAATGGAAATAATTGAAATTGGATTCTTCCTCTTTGGGGGTGTTGAATATAACAATACTTTTTCATAAAATATACTGGGTTAGTAGCACATTTTATGTATTCTTCTCTTAATATTTGTTTTATATCTTGGCTCATTGTTATATTAATATAATAAGAGCAGTTAGAGTACCAAGTAATCCTCCACCTAATATTTTAATAGTAGTCTTTAGATTTTTATTTTTTCTTTCTAACTCACTATTTTTTTCTTTTAATCTAATTACTTCTTCAGTGTGAAGACTATCTTGTATAGTAAGATTATCAATTTGATTTAAATAATTTACTTCTTTTTGTCCTAACAAAATAATTGTACTATCTTGAAAAGATATTTTAGTATTAAAAATAGTAACAAGTTTTTGAGTTTCTTGAAGTTCTTTTTCTAGTGAATCTTTTTGAATTAACTCAACAGAAATTTTTTGAACCATGTCATATGGAAGACAAATTCTATTTGTATCTGTCTGTGAGAAAATTGTATAACTCAGTAGGAGAAGAATTACGGATATTGTTGATTTTTTTGCCATAATAGTTTCTTATATTTTCTATATTTAAATTTATTGAATCTATCTTATGGTCATATACTATAAGACTATCTTTATATTTTTGTATCTCTATTTCAAATTGAGTTTGTTCTTGTTGTAGAATAACTAGTTCTGAATCTAAACTGTCAATTTGATTTTGGTACTTATCTATAGTATAGAGAGCGTTTCCTCTATCATAAAGAGAAAACGCTAACCCTACTATTAATATTCCTATAATCCCTAGAAGAATTAATTTAGTCTTATCTAATATTATAACCTTTTCCATTTATGAATATTAAGCTTCTACTTCTCTTCCAGCAGTACGTTTGAGGTCATCAAGCATTGATTTTGAGAATTTATATTCTTCTTTTGCCTTCTTTAAATAAGCGTCTATTTTAGGTTTATCATCTTTATATTTTTTGATGAATTTAATCCCTAAGTTGAATTTTTCTTTTTTTTCTTCAGGGGTTGATGCTAGTTCCTTTGAGATTTTGTCTTTACCCATTGATTTAATAGCTTCTTTATCTTCATCATCCATATCAGACATTTTTCTAGATGGGCGATCTTGTTTATCTGGGGTAGATTTTTTAGGTGGTTTTGGGGTGGAAGATTTTTCTTCTTCTGGTTTTGGTTTTCTAGATGATTTAACATCTAAAAAAGGAGAGAAATCAATTAATTCTTCACCTGTTTTTTTATCAATAGGTTTTTCATCAGATTTTCTATTAATAAATTTACGAATTTCTGGGTTATTAAATGTAGCTGAGTCTTTACCTGATTGGGTAGCTAGTTCTTTAGTGTCTACTTCACCTGTGTCTTTTAATTTATCAAGAATGGTATTTAATGATTTGTTTTTAGATATGTTACTATCTTTAAATTCTTTATAAGCTTTATTAAATCCTTCTTTGTCAGTTACGTTATATAAAGGAACTTCAGAGAGTATTTTTTGTATCTCTTCTTTAATTATTTCTTTAAGTCTTGTTTTTTTCATTATATTAATTTATTATAAATAGGTTAAGAGGATTAAATATTATTTAAATAGTTTAAAAATTCTTTTATTATGTTTTTATGACGTGGTGATTTTTTAGATATCTCTTTAAGAGTTGAAATAATATCACCTTCAGATTCAGTTAAAGGTGTTGAAATATCTTCTAAATTTTCTATGTCTTCTTCAGTACCATAATCTTCAACATCATTTTTAAATTTATTAAAAGATTCAAGCATTTTAGATTTACTTAATTTCATAATTCCTTCTTTTATTATTTCCATTATATTACCTACTTTAGTATTTAACCATTTTAATCTTTCCCCAAACCGTTTTCCTTCCATAGGATTAATTACATTTTTTGAGGGTATATATGGTAATAAGGGTTTTATATATTCATTTCCTGCTAAAAAGATAAACTTAGAATCTTCAGGATTAATACCTTTACTTTTGATTTGGTTAAATGTAATCTCACCCCATTCTTCTCTTTCATCTTTAGGCATTTCTTTTAAAGTCTTATCATATGGAGATAATTTTTTACCTAATGGGACTAAATGATGTTTAGCAGATAAAATATACATTCTATCAGGTTCTAAAGATTTTCCATAAGCTAATGTTTTTTGAAACATTGGGGATGCAGAATATAATTCCTGAGCTGGGGCGGGGTAGGGGGTTTTAGATTTTGTACAACTAAGAAAGACAATTTTTTCCATAATTATAAATATTATGAAAATATAGTTTGTTTGATCTTCTGTATTCTTTCCTCAGTAGTGCCCGATATTTTAACAAGGTTAGATATTTTAGAATTATATTTGATTAATAGCTTTTGGATTTCATCATCAATCTTTATTCTATATTTAGCATCTGTTTCACGAACACCATTATCTTCAATTTCTACACCCTCAGGTGAAACATAAAAAATATAATCATATTCACGTAATAAATGTGAAGCAGCTTCATTTAACGCATCACACATAAAGTAGGGTATTGAATGAGCTGATAGAGTGAATGCCATTACATCAATTACTGTACGATCTGTAATTACATTTTCTAAATATAATTCACTTGAGCGTTCAGCAAAAAATATAAATTGACCTTTTAATGTTGAGTCAGTGTTTAATGGAATACCTAAATCACGTAAATATTTTGAACGTTCAGTTCGAAATTCATAATCTGCAAATTCAGGTAAATCTTTTAATGCGTTAACTAATGTAGTTTTACCAACTGATATTGTACCACAAAAACCTATTTTCATAATTTTTAATACGTTAATTAATTTTTATTTTAGTCCCAGGTAAGTCTTCGTTTATTTTTGATCTTGAACTATGAACCCATAATGTTGGTTTTCTAACTTGTGTTTTAGGGGGTGGAGATTCCCCATCAGTTAAATAAATTAAATTATTAAATTCATTTCTATGTTCAAATAAGTAATCAAATACTGGGTCAAAACTAGTACCTCCTCTACCTTTGACTGATATGTCTTCTAATTTACCATTATATTCATATATTCTTTGGATTGCCGTATCACATTCTATCACAGTTACTTCAGTACCTGTTTTATGCATGTGGTAAATTTCATTAAAAAATTCTAATACTTCAGCATCTGAAACTGATCCTGATGTATCAATGGCTACTAATGTACGTTTATTTTGTTTGATTTTTAAAGCAGGATTACCATAAAAACGTTTATTTGGTTTACGTCTTGTTTTTTTAGTAAATACTTTAGGTGATACAGATGCAAATCGTCTCAAATAAGATTTCCAATCTATAACAGGTTCTGTTATTTCAAATAAACCCTTAATATAACTTTCTAATTCAGATGGAATTAAACCTCTACCTTTCTTTTGCATTTCAGAAGCAATCTCTTTTAATTGATGGTCGACTTGTTTTTGGATTAGTTTACGTTCTGCCTCACTCATATCCTCCATTGCTTCCCATAAATCATGCCAATCCATCTCAATACCATTTACAAATTTAGCTATATCTCCATCAGGATTGTCATCTATTTCTTTTTGAATAGCATCATAGTAGTATTTAGTACCTTGTTTAGGCAATAATTTAAGATCTTTAAACATACCTTGATCATATTCTAAACCATCCCAACTATCACCTTTATATTCAGTTTCAATGAATTGGTTAATTTCTAAGTCAGCAGCTACATTTGATAACTTTTTATTCTCAAATCTTTCAAAATTTTCTAAATGGAAGAATACAATATGAAGTAGCTCATGTTTTAATACAGCTAATTTAGTTTTATCATCTAAACCTAACCAAAACTCCGGATTAATACAAAGTTTAATATTAATTTTATCCGGAGTAACACATGCCGTTTGAATGTCTGTTCTTAACTCTTTATTTAGAGCTATTAAAAATAAACCATAAAATGGTTCTTTTAACATAAGTAATTTTGATTGCTTTGCTACTTCTTGATATACATCTATCATAACCTTTTTTATTTAATATATTAAATTAACTTTTAAGAGCCAAATTTTCTAATTTAACTTCTATATATTGATTAGGGTTAAATTCTTTTAAATATTGATTTATATTTTGTTGTATAAAATCATTAATAATCTCTAAATTTTTAGGATTATTTTTATGTAATTTATATAAATTTACACTAAAAGATCTCCAATCATGATCAAAATTAATATTTTTAGATTTAAAATACTTTAATGTACTTTTAAAACTGTTATTTGTATTTATACTTAACCCAGATCCCCAAGAGAATTTACTTCTATGTTTATTTAAAAATAAAGCAATGGTTAATGAATTTTTTTCAATATTAACATTTGAAAGCATTTCTAAAGCTAAATTAATATTATCTTGTAATTTACTCTCAAACATACCATCTAAAGTAGTTAAATACTCATCATCTAGTTCAAAACCTTCTTCATTAAGTGGATTCATTATATCTTCATCAAATACAACTTTAACGTTTGGATTTTTTAAGATATACTCTAAATAATTGTGAACTTCTACAAGATTTTTTCCTCTATATAAGGTTTTATAAAGAAGATCTTCTGGTTTTTTATTTTGTAGGAAATTTATATGTTTAGATGTAGGTTTATCATCCTCTTCAATTATTATAATAAAGGGATGGAATTGATCGAAGTTGGAGCGCCATGTTTTAGATATGGATCTAAGATAATCTTTATCTTGTTCTGTGGTGAATGTGTAGGATTTGCAAGGTTTTAAATGTTGCCAAGAATAATCTGAGTTGAATATTTGGTTAAATTCTATTAAATATTCTTTATTTAGGATAATAGTATCAGATTGATCTAGTCTTGAGGTTTTAGTAATCTTATTTTCTTTAAAGTAATCTTTTATTTTATGTCTTGGTAAAGAAGATAATTTACCTAAATAAACCTTTCCAGTTAATGAAGTATCAACTTTTTGGTTTAATAAAGAATTAACTAGATTTTCATAATTTTTACTTTCTTGAGGGGTAAAAAAGATGTTTTCTTCATTATAAACATTACATGATAAAAATAAGTTTGGATTCGAATCATATTTAACCGGAATATATGGTTTAAATAGGGATGCTTTTATTATGCTCATAATTTTTATTTCATTATATATTGAACTAAATCTTTATTCATCATCATGGTTTTAAATTTACTTGGATTATTATTGTAAATTGATCTTACCATGTTGTAACATATATCATTTGTAAATATTTTTTCATTTACAATTTTAGAAATTCTATCTACTACATTTTTTTCTACTGGGTTTTCTTTAGAGAATAAGTCTAAGTAATTAACAATTCTAGTTGATAAAGTTGAAGCTAAATCTGCTCTATAATTATCATCCTTACCAACAATTGATTTTAAAGTATTTAATACATACTTCTCATCTTGTTCTATAACGTGTTGTGGGGAAATCATTTTATCTAGTTTATTATTAATAAACATAGTAAACATAGAACTAAATTCTGGTCCTACTGAGCCTTCACCTATCATCTGGATTAATGGTAATGAATCATCAAAACTCTTAATTGAAGAAATTGAATTAAAAAACATTGAGACACTTCTACTATTAACATCTTTAGTTATTAATTCAGGATGTAGTAATAAGAAGTTAATACATCTACCATCAATTTGACTTTCTTCAGCCCATTTAGCCCAACATTCTGTATCAAATTTTAATTGTATAGTAATAAATCGTGTTTTCTGTGCGTTATCAATACTTGAAACTAAATAGTCTCCATTATCTGGGTTGGCTGTTAAAATAATATGCCAATCTTTAGGTAAAGACCAACTAATATATTGTTGTCTATCAATTAGCTCCATTACGGCTTGTATAAACCTCATATCAGCTCTATTCCAGTCATCTAATAATAAAATACCACCTTTTTCTTTACCACTGATCCATTCAGGTGGACAATAACCCATTCTATTTAAACCCGTTGAAAAATATCCTTCTTTAAATTTTTCTTCTAAGGTATTTTCATCAACCCAAATTTTTTCACCTTCTTCATCTCTTTGTATTTCAAATTGACGAATTGGAAAACCAACTAAATCACCAATTTCTTCAATTTGTGATAAATTTAATTTAACAAAATTAAAATCTAATTCTTTAGCTAATTGAATAATAGCTGAGGTTTTACCAATACCTGATTCACCAATTACTTCAATTGAAACAGGTGTTTTATTTTGTTCCTGTAAGAATCTGTTGTTTTCAATAATGTGATTTAAGAATTCTTTTAATTCTTTAGCATTTAATGCTACTAGATTTTGTTTTGACATAACTTTTATTTTGATAATTCTTGTATTAATTCTTTTTCTTGGGATAATAAATTTATAATTTCTTCAATTAATTCTAATCTAAACTCACAATCTTCTTCATAAAATTTATCAAATTTTTCTAAAATGGAATCGTTGATTTTTAGATTTAATTCTAAGTTAATTTTTTCGAATAATTTTTTTTCAATTTTACTTAATTTCATAACTTTTATTTTTTAATTTAATATAATATACGAATTATAATTTGGGAAGCCAATCCTTTGATTTTATATCTATTAATTTTTCTTTTTTATAGATATATTCAACATCATCAACCATAAAATCTTTCTCTTGAAAGGCTAAATAAGCATCTTGGACTAATTTCCAATTTGGTTGATTTTTTAAATTAATGTAAAATTGACTTAATTTAGAATTAGGATTAATCATAACTTGCATCAAACATATTTCTTCTAAATAATGGCAAGTATTTAAATCATCTGTATTAGCATTTAATATAATTTCTTCTGCTAGATATAAATTATTTTTATCCTTAGAAAAAATCATGTCAAGTAACTGTTGATACA